GTTATTACGCACCTCATTCAGACGAGGAGATTGTAGAGTTTTATGATGCAAACAACTGCTTGAATATGGTTGATAAGATAATCAATGAGTTAGGTTGTAATAAGTACGAGTACCAACAGGAAAAGAAAAATTGGAATGATTATGATTGGGGAGACTTTAATGGTGCTAAGAAAGACTATTGGTATGCTGATGATATGGATGACTCAGAGGTTATAGTTGATGAGTATGGTAATGAGACTTGTTATTACTGTGGCTTTAACAGCTTAACAGAAAGTAAGTTCGATGGATATAAGTTTTGTCCTGATTGCAATAGTGATATAGTTCTATTAGAAAGTGAAGATGATGACTCTAATGATATTGAATATGAAGATGTATCAGATAATTATGATGGCTCAATGAAGCATAGAGCATTAGTAAATAAGTATTTAACTAGCTACGCAAAAAAATAAATAGATATGGCAAAGAGAATGACAGACACAGACAAATGGAAAAAAGGTTTTATAAGAGAACTACTACCTAAACACAAGCTACTATGGTTGTATATACTAGATGATTGTAATCACGCAGGAATATGGGATGTTGATATTGAAGTAGCATCTATAAGAACAGGTGGCAAGGTAAGTTTAAAAGAAGCAGCAAAAGTATTTGCAAGTCAGATTAAAATATTTGATAAAGGCAACAAGTGGTTCATACCTAAGTTTATTGACTTTCAGTATGGAACATTAAACGAAAACTCAAGAGTTCATCAATCGGTTATAAAGCTATTAGACAAGTATGATGTATATAATATTGAGGGTATTAGCCCTGTAGATGTAGCAGGTTTTGAGAATGAAATAAAGAAGCCTGTAATTAAAAGGTTTGTTGAGCCTAGTATAGATGAGATTGAAGCTTATTGCATAGAAAGAGATAACAGTGTAGACAGTATGAAGTTCCATAGCTATTACACTAGCAACGGATGGAGAGTTGGAAGAAATAAGATGAAAGATTGGAAAGGAGCTGTAAGGCATTGGGAATCAAATACACCTCAAGACAAGACAGGCAGAAAACAATTAGCTAATAAAGATTATAATAAATTTTAATATGAGAACACTAGAAGAAACATTAAGACACGCATCACACATAAAAGTAAGGGGATATAAGAGGTATTCATTTGGAACTCTTGATGAGTGCAAAGCATTATTCAAAGAAGCTTTTATGCTTGTAGACAAAACTATTACAGAGTATAAGCACTTACCAGAATATGATGAGGTAATTAGTTGGTTATCAGACAGTAAGGGCAAGGGATTGTTTTTGATAGGAAACTGTGGTAGAGGTAAGTCAGTTATACTTACAGGAGTTTTACCCCTAATATTCAATGCTAAGAAGGGTAAGATACTTAAGCCAATAGCATCTAGGAAGCTTCATCAAGTTACAGAGTACAAAAGCCCATTCATTGTTATAGATGATATAGGTACTGAGGAGATTGTAAATGATTATGGAACCAAGATAGATGCAGTAGAAAACGCAATTTTTGAAGCTGAAGATGATTTAAAGATGCTTTTATTAACATCTAATCTTGACGCTAGTTCTATTAAAGAAAGATATGGAGAAAGAATATATGACAGGATTAAAAGACTTTGTAAGGTCGTATTTATGAAGGGAGATAGTCTAAGGAAATGAAGATATTAACAGTGGTATGGGGAATAGTTATAATATTTTGTATATTAGAAGCCTATTTTTGTACTAAATTTACCGATAATCAATAAGAAATAAAATGACAAACATAATATTATTTATAATAGTTTTTTTCTGTACTTACATTCTATCTTTAATGATTGTAGAAGCAAGAATAAAAGACAAAGAAAACGACAAGCTAATGAACAACATTAAGAAGCACGAAACAAGAACAGGAGCTTTAGAAAACGACAGAATAAATGAAAGACCATAGAATACCACACTACTATATTGGAAGCAATGGGTATGAAGCAAGGAAGGTTGTAGAGGGTTTTGACTTATCTTACAACATAGGGACTGCCTGTACATATTTAATGAGAGCAGAAAAAAAACACGCATCTCCTGTTGAATGTATTACTAAAGCTATAGCTCACTTAGAGTTTGAGCTTGAGAAAATAGAAAGACTAAAGAAAAAATAGTATGGGATATTTAGCACACTTAAAAAGAAACAATCATTGCAGTTCCTGCAGATGGGTTGTCAAGTATAATTCTGATGATATAATCAGAGAGGTAAAGCTTGTATATAATCCATCAGAGTATAGCAAAGCCAATGCTAAGAGGTATGGAAACAAAGCAAGAAAGCTACACAACAGAGAGCAACTAATAGTAGCATTAGAAAATGATAAAAAACTAAGGGATGTCTAAGCCTATCTATAGGGTTATGATAGAGTATGGATACAGAAAGAAAGACTCAAACAGGCAGTATAAATACAAATTAATTGATACATTTGTAAACACTGATGATGCTGAATTAATAAGCAAGGACGCAGAGCTTAAGTCAAAGATAATCAGGAAGTTAAAGGCAGGAAAAAAAGAGATGGATATTATTTATAAAAACATATATATTGAAGGTCAATATGGAAACACTAATCATTAAAAATTAAAGATATGGAGGTTATATTATTTGTAGTTGTTGCACTTTATTCAATATTCTTAAACATAAGAATAAGAGAAACACAAGAGGAGGTTCTTGATTTAAACTTACAGCTTAATGAGTTAGATATAAGTTGTGGTAATAGAATACTCAGTATAAATAAAGATATTAAAAAATTATCTAAAACTAAAAAAGTTGAGAAATCAAGAAGAAGAAGTACAAAAAGGAGTAGTAAAGTATCTTAAGATGCGATACCCTAAGGCTAAGTATTGTGCTAGTTTAGGTGGCATAAGAACATCTTATAAACAAGCAGTCAAGGCTAAGGCTACAGGATATGTAAAAGGATTTCCTGACCTACAAATCTGCGTACCAATGGAGAGGGGGACACCCACAGATGAGGGGGGTGGGGTATATCACGGATTATTTCTAGAAATAAAGAAGGATAAAAAATCTTACCCAACTAAAGAACAAAAAGAATGGATAGCATATTTGAATGAGCAAGGCTATTGTGCTAGGGTTACTAAAGGCTTAGATGAGAGTATAGAAGTTATTGATAACTATTTTAATAAAACAATATGAGTATAAGTATATACGACAGAAAAGATATGAGAGGTGGAGGGTACTCAAAGCGTAAGTTTACCTATAAAGAAGCAGAGATGCTAAGAGATGAGTATAAGACAGGTACGTTTACACAAGCACAGTTAGCAGTTAAGTATCGTGTAAGCCAATCACTAATAAATAAGATACTAAGGTTCAAAACCTATGTAAAAGTATAGAGGAAAGTGTGTGTGTTTCTAGTTGAAAAGAGTCAAGGAATTAATTTTTCTTGGCTTTTTTTTATTTAATTTTCTTTTTTTTATTTTTTATTTTTACTTTTTACAATTTTAAATTTCTGTCCTGAAACTGCTCGGCCTGTTGAAACTGCTAGGGCTGTTGAAACTGCCTGGCCTGTTGGTAGGAGGGTATAGTGATTTGTTAGTTACTTTTTGTTACTAAGTTACCTTTTGGTTACTTAACATAATATTTATTATGTTAAATTATAATAGTTACCTTTTAGTTACTTGGTAACCTTTTGTTACCACTTTCTAATATATTTATAAATAATTTGTATGATATTTAAAAAATATTTATATCTTTGCAGTACATTAATCAATTAAAATATATTAAAATGTATAAAATAACTAATAAGAAAAGCAGAAATGTTCAATTTTTAAACGAATCAGAGTACAACAACTTTTTTAAACTTGTGGGAGCTTGGGGAGAATCTAGATATTTATGTAAATATGTAAACAATCCAAAAGATTATGAATGCGAGTTTATAAAGCAAAAAACAACAATAGACACAGTAGAATCTATTTTATATGGTTTTATGGGCTTTACTACTCTAATTCTTTTTATATCTGTAATACTTGAAAATTTAAAATAAAATAATCTAACTACTAAAAAATGAAAACAAAAAACACAATTACAAAAGCAATAGAATACTTATCTATTTATGCAGATAAAAGCGAAAAATTTGGAGAGTTTAAGCACATAAGCAAAGCAATAGACAACCCTTTAAAAGTTTCTTTTATAAAGCAAGAAAAAATAGAATCTTTAATGCAGTACACACAAACCAAAATTGTAGGCACTCCAGAACAAAGAAAAAAATATTTCACTAGCACAAGTATACAAAAGTTACTGCAACAGATGTTTAAAAATGAGTTGATAAGAACAGAACAGATATCAAGCGACATCGAAAAACAATTAAGAGTTGAATTCTGTAAAGATGTTGATTTGTTTATTGAGGAAGATTTACAGAAATTTTATAGTCAAGAGCTAGAACAATATATTTATAATAAGACGGGAAGTTGTATGGATAAGAAGCCGTCAAAATATTTTGATCTGTACAAAAATTTTATAAATGTAAACACTCAAATTGTAGGTTTAAAAGTTGGAAAAAGTGTAATCGCTAGAGCAATTTTATGGACGAAAAACACAGATAAAAAAGAGTATTATCTAGACAGAATTTATGTTGCATCAGAGTTTCAGAATAGCAACCAGAAAGAGCTACAGCAAAAGCTATATAATAAAATTAAAAGAGCTTTAAAACTAAAAAGATTGGATTGCTTCAGTCTACTACATGTTAAACAGGGCACCAATTCAGGAGGTGACAAATTACACTACTTTAATTCAATAGGTGTCCCTAATTTTGCAATCCAGATAAAACAAGATGTTTTTAATGAATTACAGCATTACCCATATGCAGACACATTCAGATGGGGAACAGAAACAGCAAACAATATTAAATTTACAGATTGCGAAGATAGTTGCGATTATATTCTCGATAGTACTTCGGGATATTATACAGAAGGAGACACAAATATATGCGAGTGCTGTGGAGAAAGAACAGACGAAGATTATTTAACATATTCAGATTATGAAGAAGAATATTTATGCCAAGAATGTTCTACTTATATAGATGAAAGAGATGATATTGTAAGAATAGATAATGCAGTTTATAATAGTTATTCAGGCTACTACCATGTTGAGTCAGATATAGGATAAAAAAAATAAATCAATTATTAATTAAAACAAACGCCAATGAAAAAATACTTTTAACAACTTTAACAAGATGCCATTAAACGACTTAACAATAACTATTTTATTTATACTTTTTTTAGTTTGTTGTTAACTTCAAAAAATTTGCAGATAGTTAAATAAATTTTAATAAATACCTTTTAATTATCTGCTCTTTTTCTTCTTTTACGCAAGTTTTTCAATAAAAAGTTATAAAAAAGTTTCTAAAAGTAAATATTTATAAAAAAAAGTTGTTTTTCTTATTCTTTAACCTGAAAAATGGGTTAAAAATGCAAATTCC